AGTGGGAGAATACATCGGATTTGATCGATGAGAAGTATACCGAATTGGTGCTGTTTGTTGCTCAAATGCTCGAAATGTCAATGAGTGATCTTTGGGCGATGCCCTACCCTAAATTTCTGCGGCTGCTGGTTAAAGCGGATGAAATCGCAGAAATCAGGATGAACCAGATTGAAAAAGTAAAAACAAAATAAAATATGGAACCACGAATAGGTTACACAAAAAGCGATGTTGTACCTTCACAAGAACAGGTGTTTGAGGACATTTACAACCGCGTCCAATCCGAATATGGGGTTGATGGCATTGTTTCACTTGTTCGGTTTGTAACCAATCAAGCGGTGATGCAACGCGAACAAACCCTAAAGAACCTTGAAGCAGAAGCAAACGAGGTAAAGCGGGCGATTGACATGATTAACGAGGTAATGCCGCCACAAACGCTCAAAAAGCATCCGTACTAAAAAGCAAGTAGAATTGTTTTTTTTCATACGTTATGGGATTTGCCCGTGCTGAAAAGTGCGGGCTTTTTTATTTGGAAAATAAAAATATTGTGTATCTTTGTCCTAGTTCCTTTGGATGGAGTGAAGCACACCCAAAGGATACAAATTAGCAATAATTTGCTAACCTTGGCTATTCGTGCATCACCGGACAGCCATTTTTTATTTTACCAATATGGCAACCAAAACAGTTCAAAGCCAAGCAGTGCAAATTAAAGCACCAAATTTCCAAACTATTGAAGTCGAAATCGAAGGAACCGCGCCTTTTATGCAAGCTCGTTTTTCTCAAAAGGCTATGCTCCAAATGGCTGACAAAATGAAAGCTGGTTCAACAGCGACGGGTAAAAAGGTTCGCAGTGCCCGCGATTTTGACGAAGATTTTGAGCAGGCTAAACACGTGTCTGAACAGGGTTGGGTAGGTATTCCTGCTAGTGCCTTTCGTTCTGCTTGTATTCGGGTTTGTTCTCTTGTTGGGTACAAGATGACGCAGGCTAAAATGTCAATCTTTTTTGAGGCAGACGGAATTGACCGGGTTGACGGCATTCCATTGGTTCAGTTGCTTTCCGACGTTGAACCTGAAAAATCAATGATGGCAACCCGCAACGCGACAGGGGTAGCTGATCTTCGTTGTCGTCCGCTTTGGCGCAAATGGGGCGCAAGTTTACGAGTTAAATTCGATGCTGACCAATTTACTGCACAGGACGTAATTAACTTGGTACACCGGGCTGGCATTCAGTGCGGGGTCGGCGAGGGTAGGCCATTTTCAAAAGATTCAAACGGTTTAGGTTATGGGACTTTCACAATCAAAAATTAAACAGATTGTCAAGTTTGCCGAGGGCTACCGCGCCCCGGCTGGACTTGATGCACAAGCCGCACTTGATGCGCTTACCCAAATTGAGTCAACAACGGGGCTTACACCTGAAAACGTTGTTGATGCAAGCCGGGCAAAAGATGCGCCGTTGCACAATTGCTTTGAATGGGACAATGATGCAGCGGCGGAAAAATACAGATTAAAACAGGCAGGCACATTAATTAGAGCCGTAAAGGTGATAATTGAAGATGTAGAGCCAATTGAGTACCGCCCATTTGTTAGGGTGATTGAACAAGATGAACCACAGTACAAAAACGTTTCATTTTTGTCTGTTGACCAAGAAAAGCAAGTTGAGGAAAACCTAAAGCGGTTTTTGCTTTCTGCTCAAAGGTCGTTTGATGAATTTATCAAGATCACAAAGGACAAAAAGCGCAAACAAAGCCTTTTGAAAGCTCAAAAAAATCTGCAATTGGCTATTGATGCTGTTTAGGCAGGTCGGGAGAGTCCAGTAGTGGAGCCGACAGGAATGAACAGGCAAGGCAGGTTAGGACAGGCGAGGCGAGCAATAGAGAGGATTGAATTCGAAAGGCTAGGCAGGCAAGTGGATTGGGTCTTTGTTTTTTTCATAGTATGATTTTGCTGTATCGCCTTTTTCAAAGCCTACCGCCATCCAGTCACACACCATTTGAACTAAGAATATATCCGCATACATCATGCCGCTTTCTTGTCTTTGTGTCCAGTTTTGCCAGTGATGCTCATTTTGGTCTAAATGATGATCCCATGCAAAATCAAACGAAAGCTTGTCTTTTTCTTCGCCTCCAGCAGGGAAAAAGTAGTTCCTATATTGGGTAAATTCCTGCATTGATAATTTGCTTTCATCGTGCATCTTGATAGCTTCATCAATACTGCCCCAAACAAAATCATCCGACATAAACCGAAAGTCTTTTCCCTGACACTTTTCATTTACCAAAGCCCATGCCTTTTGCACATTGTCATAGTGTCGTTCAAAATAGTCGAGGTATTCCCGAAACTTAGTAATCTTTTCCTTAATCATTATGCAAAATATTTTTGGTCAATAATATGCGCAACCACACTCGACAACCCCGCACAAAGAAGGCCATCAATCACACTTGAACCATTGCAAAAAGCAATCCAAAAAGCAAGTTGCCCAGCCTGACAGGTGGCGCAAGTGATAAGGATTTTTTCAGCCGCTTTGTGCACTCCAATCCATTTGTCGTAATTGACTGGCATAATCTTGTAAACTAACCCAGGCCACCACGCCAATAACCCGCCGTCCTGGATCAGGTAGCGGCGGTAGGTGATTGCTAAAGAAGCGGCCATGAGGCAGAAAACAAGATACTGGATTGGGTTGTGGGTCATTTCGGTTGTTCTTTTAGCCATTCACTGTAAATCTGTTTTGCTTTTTCCCACTCGCCTACAAGTATAGTTATCTTTTGGGTACGAACGGTTTTAAGCCCAGGACTAGATATAACCCCCTCAAAAGTCACATCGTTTTCGTTTTCATCTACTAAAATGTATTCATTTTCACCGCAAAGAAACGATGATAAGCTTAACAACTGAATAGTTAACTTATGCCCTGTATTCATCTACGTGCATTTTGGTAGGTTAGGGCCCTTTGTTTTTTGACCTCAGCATTTATTTTATCTACGTTTCGTTGCGCCATATCTGGATCAGAAAATAGGGCCCCCGAATCTACACACATGTAATGTTCAAGCAACACAGTTACCTCAATGCCTTTTATCGACATCGAAATTGATTGTTCACCTTTGATCATCGGCTTTCCTGTTATTGGACTGTTCATTTATTCCATGTTTTGTTTTCAAACAAGAATTGAATAAACAATACAGCAGTTATCCCAATCCAAACGGCACCAATTAAGGCTATTGCATCACTTGTTTGCATTTTTATTCTTTTTTGTGTTTTGCCGTAACGCCTTCAAACATTCAGACATTACGTGCGTATGAAGATACGCTGAACTTTCTGTTTCCTTGTGCATGTCAATACCAAAACGAGGTAGAGCAAACTGAAGCAGGTGTAAAACCTCATGAGCAAGGGCGCAATAATCGTAATCTTTGTTGAATCTAAACCCATCGTACAGGAAGATATAATTCAATCGCCTGCTTTCGTTCGCGTCGTTGTAAATTGTTGTGCAGTACTGCTCGCCCCATGCTTCACCCGATCCAAAGTTTTCACCTTGGATGCCAAGTAGCCAGTTTGACCAATCTTCCCCAAGACTTTCAAAGTGCTTTTCAAGTTCAGCTTGCCGCATTCCGCAACAAAGCAAAACCTCAAGCCCCAAAAAGTCAACCGTTATTCGGTGTACAAATTTTGCTTTCATCAACACTCAATTGGATCATCGACTGTAATCAGACTTGCACAATTCTTCGGCACCACAAAAGTAAACTCAAAGTCAACCGCGAAAAACTCAAACGGTTGAACAAACAAATGTTTCTTCCCTACGTAGCTGTATTGCCCAAAGACGGCGTTTTCGTCTACCTCAGTGATACTTGCCCGTGTAACCGACAAAGTAATTGGCACACTCGAAACCGTAGCCCCCTGAACCGAATTTACCCGGCTTACAAAGTCGTTGGCGTAGATCGAGCTCAACCCGTAGGCAGGCGTTACCCCTTGCTTTTTCGGGTTGATCCAGACTACAAAGCGCATTGAAGCGGTTCCAGCCACATAGCGGCGTTCGCTGCTGTCGATCCTGGTTGCCCCGGATTGTTCCCAGTACACCACGCTTTTGAAAGCATCGTCCGGTGTGATTGGGGTATACGGGTCAGTTTCGCTACACATCGGGTCGGAGTTAAACGCTACAATAGGGTAGACCTCGTTTGTTTTCGGGTCGTTGTATTTGGTCACAATCCCGCCGTATTTCTCAACCCAGTTTAAAGCCTGGATAGCGGGTCGGAATACTTGTTCTAATAAGTAAATCATATTTGCAGATATTTTTGCACCCGTACATTGTTGGCCTGTTCAGCTAAATCTAGTTCCTCCTGGCTTGGTCGAAGGATGTCCCCCCGCTTCTTTACCGCGCCTTCCACTTTATCGATGTTGTCTTGCCCATGTGCGGAAATAACGACTGTCATAACCGCGCTGTTGCCTTGTATGTCAGGGTAGACACTTGTCCACATTCGCCCGGTGCGTGTGAAGTCCACGTAGGAAGTTTGGAATCCTTTCTTTGTGCGCTGCTTTGCATAACCTGGCGTGTACGGGTTAAATTTGGTATTCAGGTAGTTTTCCCCGCTGCCTTGAATGCGCAACTTTATCAAGGCCGAAAGGTCGGCCCCGATAATTTGCAATTCCCGTTCTCGGTTCGCCCGCAGGTCTGCGAGGTTTTGGCGGATTTTGGCGGCGGTTTGTGCGGCGGTCATTGGCGTTGAATGTACATTTTTTCAACAAATACGTTTTTGAGCGAGTCGCAAGGAACGACCGTGATGCTTGCCCCCTGGTACGCATCAATAACAAAGAAGCAAAGCCCCGTTGATTGGTCATGAATGAATGTTCCATTGCGGACAGCGTACAAATTACCCTTCAAAGCAGCCAGTTGCATTTGGCGGGTGAAGTTGGCGCACGATGCGAGGCACAAAAGCAGGATGAAAATTACCTTATTCATGTTGAAAATTAAACTCTGATTTTGCAAATTCGGGTACATGCACAATATTACACCCTGCGTAAAAAACCTCCTGTGTTTCGGGATTAATGCGAAATGCAGAGTGAAGAGGACGTAAAGCTTCGTCTACATTGCCCTGTACAAACTTAGTTAGCTCAGGATGGCAATAGAGCTTATTGGGGGCTTTCTGTTCGGACTTGATGAACGCGACGTACATGTCGGCTAGTTCAGATAATACCTTTTTCATTTTCATAATCACGGGTTTTGTTGCTGCAATTTACAAAAAAAATCAATCGTACACATCAACTTTTTGCCCACGCTTTTTCAGTAGCTCCACCATTTGCTCAGACAGCCAAGAAAGATGATGCCTACAATTATACCCCCCCAATGTTTCTTTTACGTCCGTTCCTGGTATCTTTCCATCCCAATTTAACCCGTTCCAGCTTTCAATAAATGCACGGCTGTAAATTATGCCAGTCCGTTCCTTGCAGAATACACGGCTGTTTTTGATTTCCGTTCCTGAATACAAAGCAAAGGCCAACCCCAGGTCAGTAGCAACCGTATTTTGCACCGTCCTATCAAACATCTGGAAGCTATCTTGCGCGACCCGTTCAAAGTTCTTGACCACCGTTCCCGTCGTTTGGGCGTTGGTGACAAAATCCTGCTTGAATGTCTTGGTAAACGTCTTTAAATCCATACCCCCGCCAATACCAGCCATTAGCCGCTGTCCAACCGTTTCAGCCACACTTTGCACGTTAAACGCAGTTTGAAGGAATCCACCTGGAACGGGCTTTTGCTTATCCACATCCCAACCCCAACGAAGTAATACCAAACGTTTGGCGGCATCATATGCGCTTTCTTGTCGCTTTTCCACTTGGTTGAAGTACGAAACGTTGATCCCGAACAAAGAAAGGAAACGACCCGCGATCCACTTACCAAAATCGAACAACTTGTTTTGTAGCCAACCCGAAAAAGACAGCACCCCGGATTGAACCCGGCGCACGTTGGATGCTTTGAAGACTAGTTTGCCCTCTACCGTGTCCAGTCCGCCGACCAGTTCCGCTGCTTTCTTGAATGCGTCCGCTTGACTGATTCTTGTTTTGGCAATCCTATTGGCTAGATTTTCGGTTGTGAGTGTTCCTTCCTTGGCAAGGTCGGCTATTTGGCGGGCTGTTTTAAGTTGTTGTTCTTGCCCACCTTGCACCCGTGCTGTAAGGGCAATTTCAGTAAGTAGCCGTTTTTCATCCGCACGGCCTAATTGCTCCGACAATGCACCGCGCTTTTTGGCGGCGGCTTCCCGAACTGCAAAAGATTTCGTGGTGTTGTCAGCAATCAGGTTAAGGCGTTCGATTTCCTGCTTTTGAAGCGAAGCAAACGCGGCCTGTTCTTTTGTTTGGCGTTCAAGCCCAATCCGCTGTTTTTCCAACCTTCCCTCTAATTCGATTTGGCGGCGCAATTCTCCATTAAAATCCACTGTTTCGTTCCGTGCGTCCCTGATTGCATCCCTCAGCGACTTTTGCCCCGTTGCGGCAGCAATCAACTGGTTTCCCCACTTGCCAAGCGCGGCAATGCTTACATCCAAGGCGATTTTACCCTGCGCAAGTCCTATCCGTGTAGCATCCAGGTTTTTTTGAAACTTAGCAAACGCAGCAACCAATGCAGCACCCACGACAGCGACCAAGGCGAATGCCCCAAGGCGAAGCACCCCGAACCCTTTAGCGGCACTTTGCGCCCCGTCACCAGCGCCTTTACCGCTTGTCTTCGCATCGTTCAATCCACTTTTCAGGTTGCCAAGGCTGTCGGAAAGGTCGTTGACTGATATCCCTCCAAAAGATATGTTGCCAAACAAGGTTCTTAATCCCCGGCTAAGATTGCCCGTTTCCTTTTCAGCTTCTTTAGTTTTCTTGGCAGTCTTTTCTACCTGCCCGGCGTATTCATCCAGTTTTTTGGAAGTCTTCGCGGTGTTGTCGGCAATGGCTTGGAGGGCTTCGGTTGCTGATTTTTCCAAATCCTTATACTCTTGATCAGTATGCTCAATCTGATTAGCAATGCCTTCCATGACTTGCTCAACATTTGAATCATCAACCCGAAACCGGAATGTAGTATCTGCCATTCTGAAAGATTTGCTTGCAAGTTACGGTTTTTCAACAAAATAAAAAAGCCGAGTGTTTCCACCCGGCTCCTTGTGCTTACATCTAATTGAATTAGAATCGCAGCGATACCTTCTCTCGGCTCCTGAAGTTAAATATTTCTTCAATCATCTCTTTATACTGAGAAGCGTTGTTACAATGGTACATTGCGTTTGGATTTCCCTTTAATTTGGAAATCATTTTAGCATGGTCATAGTTTGGGTTTTTAAAGATGCCTACTAATCCAATTAATGCAGCTACAAATGTATTTCTATTGTAGCCTTCGTAATACTCCTTGAAGTCTAATACCTTATTGGCGTTATCGTAAGCTAACTCTAAGTTTGATATTTTAAGCCTTCCTTCCTGGAATTGCTTAACCTTTCCGACTTCTTTCCCGTCTATTATCGCTGACACAATTCCTGAATTATTAGCACCTCCAACGCTATTTGTAATTAATTGCTCTGCTACTCCAACCCCAAAATCAGGGAAATCAATCATAAATTTCCTCATACTAAGGTATGCTGGATAACCTAAATCGCAGTAGGCATTAAGATAGTCTTCTTTCTTCCAATTACTCATGTTTGTGTTAAGGACTTGAACTTCTTTTAGTCCATATCCATTTACAACAATAAAATTAATTGGCAAATTTAACGATGACGCAGCCTCTAGTCGATGCTGCCCATCAATTACTTCGTAAGCTTCATTTACAATAATTGGAGCTAAAAGATAAACATTCTTGAATGACGTTTTCAATCGCTCTACATGTAGTTTGTTTAAAATCCGATTTCCACTAAGTTTTTTGAACAAAGAATAATCAGTGGTCGCGTAGACTTGATTTACTGTTTTCATTGTGAGTAAAAATAAAAAATGGCCATCCGGTAGAGTGCAGATGGCCAAAGGTTAGCAAATTGTTTGCTAATTTGTTAACCCGGCGATACACTCTACCTTATCGCTAGGTCTGGAACAAAGGTAATACAATGTTTTGATTCTCCAAATAAAAAAGCCCAGGCATTGCGCCCAGGCCAACCCATGATTAATATGAAACAAACAATTACTACTCTTTTTCAAATGCCCGGCGTATTGTAATGATTTCAGTTTGGCATTGCGCTATCATTTCCTCATGTTCCTTGATTCGCACCTGCCTTGATTCTATCATTTTATCAAAGACGTATCGCAAACATTTTGCTTTGTCCTCTGTGTTAAATTCGTTTTCTACAATGCTCAATAGGTTAAAAAACCTATCATCTGATTTCGGTTCGCTTACTGTCATTTGTTTGACCGTTGGCGAGTAACCTAGTGGATATTCCATGTTTATTTCGTTTTTGCTTTTTCAATCTGGTTCATTCTGATTTCCGCAATCTGATCCGCTTTAACCAACAGTCGCAAAAATTCAGGGTAGGCCATCGCCCAAAGATCACTCATTGACATTTCGAGCATTTGAGCAACAAACAGCACCATTTCGGTATACTTCTCATCGATCAAATCCGATGTATTCTCCCACTTCCCCCGCTGCGCTGTCACAAATCCGTGAAGCCGAACACCCGAGCCGCCCTTTTGACTTTTTCCAACAATTGAGCTTGCAAGGTTAACTTGTAAGTACTCCATTGCATAGCTAGCAAAAAAAAATCATCTTCAATCAAGCCCTCCGCAGCCCAATCCTCTATTTTCCGGTTTGCATGGTCAATGTCCCATGTTTTTAGGTCTTCACCTGGTTCAATAATAAATAAGGTACACATGATTAAAGATGCTTGCCATTTGCGATTCGATTCACTCAAGCCCCGCTCCAAGTTGACAATCTCTTCCACTAGTCCGGTAAAGTTCGCATCTTTGCCGCCTACAAGAGAATTGCAAATCCTTTTCATTCTGGATAGACTGGAAATTACCTCACCCAACCCAGCGTTAAAGGGAACGACCACAGACATTTTTTCTAGTTCCCGTTGGCGGCGTAACGGTAGCCCGTCTTTTGGGTTGCGAATGTAATAATCCTTTCCGTTTGCCGTGAAGCCTGGCAGCCAGGTTCCGTCCTCCGTAACAAGCCGCTGAACTTGACCCTGTTGCTTAGTAGTGTAGTATTCCGCAATGTCTGCGCCCAACGTTTCGCGCAATACCTCTGCCACGTCCTGCGTATCTTGTAGCCTTTCCTTAAGCGCATTGGCTTTTGATTTTCGCTTACTGAACATTATCACTCATTTGGTCAAGTGTTCTTTCTATCTCCGATTCAACCAGTGATTGCCTCAATCCATTTGACTCTTTTTCCATTTCCTTGAACCGCTTCAATAGTTCACCAAATAGGATTGAATCTTGCAGGCTCATGGCTTCCGCAGCGGGTTCCAGCGCCTTGATTAGTTGTTCGTTTGTCATTTTTGTTGTGGTTTAAATTGAATAAACACAATCAAATATTTTGTACATCAATTTTACCGCCCATTCTGGCAAGTGGATTGAGTCTTTGTTCTTTTCATAGTATGATTTTGCTGTATCGCCTTTTTCAAAGCCTACTGCCATCCAGTCGCACACCATTTGCACTAAGAAAATATCAGCATACATCATGCCGCTTTCTTGTCTTTGTGTCCAGTTTTGCCAGTGATGCTCATTTTGGTCTAAATGATGATCCCATGCAAAATCAAACGAAAGCTTGTCTTTTTCTTCGCCTCCAGCAGGGAAAAAGTAGTTCCTATATTGGGTAAATTCCTGCATTGATAATTTGCTTTCATCGTGCATCTTGATAGCTTCATCAATACTGCCCCAAACAAAATCATCCGACATAAATCGAAAGTCTTTTCCCTGACACTTTTCATTTACCAAAGCCCATGCCTTTTGCACATTGTCATAGTGTCGTTCAAAATAGTCGAGGTATTCCCGAAACTTAGTAATCTTTTCCTTAATCATTATGCAAAATATTTTTGGTCAATAATATGCGCAACCACACTCGACAACCCCGCACAAAGAAGGCCATCAATCACACTTGAACCATTGCAAAAAGCAATCCAAAAAGCAAGTTGCCCAGCCTGACAGGTGGCGCAAGTGATAAGGATTTTTTCAGCCGCTTTGTGCACTCCAATCCATGTGTCGTAATTGACTGGCATAATCTTGTAAACTAACCCAGGCCACCACGCCAATAACCCGCCGTCCTGGATCAGGTAGCGGCGGTAGGTGATTGCTAAAGAAGCGGCCATGAGGCAGAAAACAAGATACTGGATTGGGTTGTGGGTCATTTCGGTTGTTCTTTTAGCCATTCACTGTAAATCTGTTTTGCTTTTTCCCACTCGCCTACAAGTATAGTTATCTTTTGGGTACGAACGGTTTTAAGCCCAGGACTAGATATAACCCCCTCAAAAGTCACATCGTTTTCGTTTTCATCTACTAAAATGTATTCATTTTCACCGCAAAGAAACGATGATAAGCTTAACAACTGAATAGTTAACTTATGCCCTGTATTCATCTACGTGCATTTTGGTAGGTTAGGGCCCTTTGTTTTTTGACCTCAGCATTTATTTTATCTACGTTTCGTTGCGCCATATCTGGATCAGAAAATAGGGCCCCCGAATCTACACACATGTAATGTTCAAGCAACACAGTTACCTCAATGCCTTTTATCGACATCGAAATTGATTGTTCACCTTTGATCATCGGCTTTCCTGTTATTGGACTGTTCATTTATTCCATGTTTTGTTTTCAAACAAGAATTGAATAAACAATACAGCAGTTATCCCAATCCAAACGGCACCAATTAAGGCTATTGCATCACTTGTTTGCATTTTTATTCTTTTTTGTGTTTTGCCGTAACGCCTTCAAACATTCAGACATTACGTGCGTATGAAGATACGCTGAACTTTCTGTTTCCTTGTGCATGTCAATACCAAAACGAGGTAGAGCAAACTGAAGCAGGTGTAAAACCTCATGAGCAAGGGCGCAATAATCGTAATCTTTGTTGAATCTAAACCCATCGTACAGGAAGATATAATTCAATCGCCTGCTTTCGTTCGCGTCGTTGTAAATTGTTGTGCAGTACTGCTCGCCCCATGCTTCACCCGATCCAAAGTTTTCACCTTGGATGCCAAGTAGCCAGTTTGACCAATCTTCCCCAAGACTTTCAAAGTGCTTTTCAAGTTCAGCTTGCCGCATTCCGCAACAAAGCAAAACCTCAAGCCCCAAAAAGTCAACCGTTATTCGGTGTACAAATTTTGCTTTCATCAACACTCAATTGGATCATCGACTGTAATCAGACTTGCACAATTCTTCGGCACCACAAAAGTAAACTCAAAGTCAACCGCGAAAAACTCAAACGGTTGAACAAACAAATGTTTCTTCCCTACGTAGCTGTATTGCCCAAAGACGGCGTTTTCGTCTACCTCAGTGATACTTGCCCGTGTAACCGACAAAGTAATTGGCACACTCGAAACCGTAGCCCCCTGAACCGAATTTACCCGGCTTACAAAGTCGTTGGCGTAGATCGAGCTCAACCCGTAGGCAGGCGTTACCCCTTGCTTTTTCGGGTTGATCCAGACTACAAAGCGCATTGAAGCGGTTCCAGCCACATAGCGGCGTTCGCTGCTGTCGATCCTGGTTGCCCCGGATTGTTCCCAGTACACCACGCTTTTGAAAGCATCGTCCGGTGTGATTGGGGTATACGGGTCAGTTTCGCTACACATCGGGTCGGAGTTAAACGCTACAATAGGGTAGACCTCGTTTGTTTTCGGGTCGTTGTATTTGGTCACAATCCCGCCGTATTTCTCAACCCAGTTTAAAGCCTGGATAGCGGGTCGGAATACTTGTTCTAATAAGTAAATCATATTTGCAGATATTTTTGCACCCGTACATTGTTGGCCTGTTCAGCTAAATCTAGTTCCTCCTGGCTTGGTCGAAGGATGTCCCCCCGCTTCTTTACCGCGCCTTCCACTTTATCGATGTTGTCTTGCCCATGTGCGGAAATAACGACTGTCATAACCGCGCTGTTGCCTTGTATGTCAGGGTAGACACTTGTCCACATTCGCCCGGTGCGTGTGAAGTCCACGTAGGAAGTTTGGAATCCTTTCTTTGTGCGCTGCTTTGCATAACCTGGCGTGTACGGGTTAAATTTGGTATTCAGGTAGTTTTCCCCGCTGCCTTGAATGCGCAACTTTATCAAGGCCGAAAGGTCGGCCCCGATAATTTGCAATTCCCGTTCTCGGTTCGCCCGCAGGTCTGCGAGGTTTTGGCGGATTTTGGCGGCGGTTTGTGCGGCGGTCATTGGCGTTGAATGTACATTTTTTCAACAAATACGTTTTTGAGCGAGTCGCAAGGAACGACCGTGATGCTTGCCCCCTGGTACGCATCAATAACAAAGAAGCAAAGCCCCGTTGATTGGTCATGAATGAATGTTCCATTGCGGACAGCGTACAAATTACCCTTCAAAGCAGCCAGTTGCATTTGGCGGGTGAAGTTGGCGCACGATGCGAGGCACAAAAGCAGGATGAAAATTACCTTATTCATGTTGAAAATTAAACTCTGATTTTGCAAATTCGGGTACATGCACAATATTACACCCTGCGTAAAAAACCTCCTGTGTTTCGGGATTAATGCGAAATGCAGAGTGAAGAGGACGTAAAGCTTCGTCTACATTGCCCTGTACAAACTTAGTTAGCTCAGGATGGCAATAGAGCTTATTGGGGGCTTTCTGTTCGGACTTGATGAACGCGACGTACATGTCGGCTAGTTCAGATAATACCTTTTTCATTTTCATAATCACGGGTTTTGTTGCTGCAATTTACAAAAAAAATCAATCGTACACATCAACTTTTTGCCCACGCTTTTTCAGTAGCTCCACCATTTGCTCAGACAGCCAAGAAAGATGATGCCTACAATTATACCCCCCCAATGTTTCTTTTACGTCCGTTCCTGGTATCTTTCCATCCCAATTTAACCCGTTCCAGCTTTCAATAAATGCACGGCTGTAAATTATGCCAGTCCGTTCCTTGCAGAATACACGGCTGTTTTTGATTTCCGTTCCTGAGTACAAAGCAAAGGCCAACCCCAGGTCAGTAGCAACCGTATTTTGCACCGTCCTATCAAACATCTGGAAGCTATCTTGCGCGACCCGTTCAAAGTTCTTGACCACCGTTCCCGTCGTTTGGGCGTTGGTGACAAAATCCTGCTTGAATGTCTTGGTAAACGTCTTTAAATCCATACCCCCGCCAATACCAGCCATTAGCCGCTGTCCAACCGTTTCAGCCACACTTTGCACGTTAAACGCAGTTTGAAGGAATCCACCAGGGACGGGCTTCTGCTTATCTACATCCCAACCCCAACGAAGCAGAACCAAACGCTTTGCCGCGTTGTATGCACTTTCCTGTCTTTTTTCGACTTGGTTAAAGTACGAAACATTGATCCCAAATAAAGATAGGAAACGGTTTGCGATCCACTTTCCAAAGTCGAATAACTTATTTTGCAACCAACCCGAAAAAGACAGCACACCGGATTGAACCCGGCGCACATTGGATGCTTTGAATACTAGTTTACCATCTACCGTGTCCAACCCGTTCACTAATTCCGCAATGAAGCCCCAACTATCCGACTCGATACCACGCAGACGGGTTGTAGCCTGTGCTTCTGCATCGGCTATCAATTGTTCCCGGCGTTTTATCAGGTCTTCAAATTTGGCCATTACTGAAAGACTGGCAATTGGTTGAATGAATTGGTTTCCTCTGGCATTTCAGCAATAATCGCAGCCACTTCATCGGCTATCTCTTTCCGCTGCGCCTCCATCGGGTACAGGTAGAACGCCGCCCCACGATCTTTCAACCGGGCTTGGATGTTGTGCTGTATCTCCTGCCAGTTCTCCCAGGCAACGCGTTTAGGATCAGTTTTGGCACGGGTTGAAAGGATCATTGCTAGTTCCTCAGGCGATTTGTCGGAGAATGGTTTTAGCGCATCGAATGCGAGTTGGTCGTTTACAAATTGCGGGTTGTCCTTGTGCTTTTTCTTAAGCAGCGCATCAGATATGGCCTTTTGAACTGAATAAGGCGCACCCGCTTGTTTGGCCGCTGCAAGGTCTGCAATTAACTCGCTTTCCTTTTTCATGGCAAAATCCATCGGGAATGTGACATGGTAGCCGTCGCCATCCCTAAAAGCCCCGTAGTACTGCATTCCAACCCGGTAAGCCATTGATTCGACTTGCCCGACTTTTAGGGCGATGGGGTAGAGCTTATTGTAAATCCTGGAATAGTTGATCGTGATTTCCGTTGCCGTCTTGATGCTCACAGCCTCGGTTTGTTCTTGGCTGTAAATGACATATGTCAAGATCGTTGATAGCTTATCAATCTGCTCTTGCTGGTTGGTCAGTACCTCCATTGGCAGGGACATATAGTGCGCCACTTGCGCCAAATCTACAAACTCATCCTTGGAATCTGGGAATTTAAATGTTACCGCGTCCTGCTCACCACCGTGAACGATCTTTCCAGTACCGCCACATGTCGCACAAGGCCGCTTATGATCCGCTGCATAGTACCCACCAATACATGCCAACCCTTCACCGTCAACCGCCTCGCAAGCCTTCACGTACTGGAATAGCTTGGGGTACATATGCAACATCCGGTTAAGGTCGTAGCTGGATTTCAAGCCCATCAGGTCAAGCAAATGCCCCCTGGCAGGTTCGTACAGCAACTCACACGGCGCGTTCACATCCAATTCGGATTGGTAAGCCCCCAACCGGATTGCAGGCGTTTCAATGGTGCCCGTTTCAAATATCCAAATCAGGTAATCCGGCGCATCGTCAACCGTGTATGCTTCATCCAGGTAACGCGGCGCGGTATCGTCACCCATGTATTGAGCAAAAGCAGCGTACCCGGGCGCGTATAAGTAGAAGTGATTCACATGGGCGATTTGTTGCCCGCCATCAATGCGCTTGGATTGGTATTCTTCTTCGCTGAAAACAAGGTATTGTAGTTTCCCGGTTTCATCAAATCGCCAATCCACGGCGCGTTCAGATTCGACTAGAACGGGATAAAATGTGTACCCGACTGCCTCTGGCAACTCTTTTCGCTCAAATACTAACCAGCTATTTGGGTCTTGCTCATTGGCTATCTTCACAGCCTGGAAGGTAAATTCTTGGATCGATTGCCCGGCGTAATACGACCCTAGACTTTGCTCAACCTGCTCGAACCGGGTTTGATCGGCAAATACCCCCATCCGGTGTACGCCATCCGTTCTTTGCAGTTCTTCCACATAAGCAAGGGCTGGACTGATTGCGGCGGCGGTGATTGGGTTGGTGAGGCGTAACCGCTGTTTGGCTTGTTCGGGTGTTTCCCTTAGTCGTTGGGTGCTGATATAGTCGCCTTGTTCCGCTGCGGTCTTGGCAAACACCATTTCCGCAAACTCGTGCGGCTCTTTGGCCTTGTGTTGGTATGGGCTGCACCCGCCTTGGATGACGTGGGAAAGTATGGCTAGTATTTGCTCTTGCTCCATTGCGCTAGTTTGGTGCAAGTTACAGAAAAGATGGGAAATAAAAAAGCCCGCACTTTAGCGGGCTAGTTAGATTGAAGCTTTTCGCGTAATCTATGCAAGCGCATCCAAAGCGCGGCGCGTTCAGCCGACTTGTTAGGGCTTAAAACAACTGCGGTGATTGCGCTTAAAACCCGATCCAAAGTAACCTCTTTCATGTCAGAAGGTTTATAGTGGGTTGGCTTGTCTCCCACTTGATAATACAAAGATAGGCTATGAAAGCCCGTCTGTAAATACCCAAAACATGGTATTTTAATACCGCACATTTAAACTCAACCGACACGTCAAAGTATCATACTCCGCCCGCGTCACCTCCCCAACCCCGATAACCGTCTCCACACTGTCACCCGCGCTGAAAACATTCCAGTACGACGCATTGGAAAGGATAATTTCCAGTGGTTCGCCAACCTTGCGCCGCCGTGACGAATCGAATGTGGTTGCACTATTATTCATTGTCCCGGTAGGGTAGAGGCGTTCGTATGTGTGGTAGTGAACAAGCAGGTTTGCCCAGGCCAAATGTGAATTGGGGTACAGGTTCCCGTCAACCAAGTTTGTTTCTTGCACCAAATAGTAATCCGATCCATTGCGATACGCTGCGACTGGAACAAAGCCCTTATCATCTACCCTATCGGGATTGCCCTGGATATACAAAACATCGCTATTCATTTCTTGCGCCGGGTAGGTTATTTCGTCCTGTGCGTCTGACAGTAGGCATTCCTCAGCATACCGGATAGGAATACAGGTAAACATCGGGCTAACTGTCTCCATCCACTCCCAACGCTCTGATTTTGCCGCGTCGGTGTTGTCGTAGGTCGTTGAGGTTTTCCCGTCTATGTAGCTCGAGTAAGGCGCTGCAGTAAGATCAAGACCTGCAGCACTCAAAAAATACGAAACGTGTTCAATCCTTAACTCACTCCCTGCAATCCGGTAACGAACATTGTGCATTACCTGCAGAACATCCATGATCTTTTTAAACGACGTTTTTCCGCTGGTTGCAATATTACTTGCTTGTGGCCTCTTAACGTCGCTTTTCTGGAACCAAAGATAATCTTGCAGGTTTTCTAGTGCCTCAGTGTATGGGGTGTTCGTGGGGGCTGTACTGTCTGCGTTGATCCCGAAAAAGTCCGACACAACCGACAATGAACAAGGCGTGAAGGTGCTTAGAATATCATCCAACCGCACCCCGTTCGGGATTGAAACGGCGGTAAAGTCTTCACCCAACCCAGTCACGTCGTAGGCTTGTATGATTTGGTTCGGGTTTGGGTCAAGGATTTGCGACCGCGCTGCACTGTATACTCTGGCAATACGCCGGGCAAACCCGCCGCTTACACTTATCCAGCCGTCACCCGGTGGAGTTGTGCCACCTGCGACAAATTCACGGGCGTATGTGGTGGTTATGTTCACTTCAGCGCGGTACAGGAACGAGGTTACTGCAGTTACGCCGTTAATCTCGTTGCGGATAACTGTCCAACCTTGCGCGGATGTATAGAAACTACTCGTTGCAACCCGTGGGCTTGATAATGGCCATTGTGCCGGGGTTGTCGGTGCTGGTTCAACGATGGTTTGCAGTTGGATTTCACCTAAAAAAGGCTTAACCGCGTGTTTGGTCGTGCCTTCCAAGATGTTTATTTCTTGGTCGTATTCCTTGAGAAAGCAAGTGTAATCGTCGTTGGCATCCAGTTTGGCGGTTACTGTGCAAATCAACGGGTCTATCTTGGTTGCGGCGGTGTTTAGTTTGATGTTTGCGTTGTACTTCGTTACCCCGTTGTACTTTATCTGAATGGGAATGTCGCAGGTGCCTAGTGCGCGCTCGGCAATGATCTCTTGATAAGCCGAACCCATAAAAACCAATTCCGTATTCAGCACACGGCGATAAATGCCCGTCTTGTCATCCCGTGTGTCTTGGAAGTTCAAGCCTTGGTACACGGTGTTGGCGGTTAAGTCGATGGTTCCGCTGGTGAAGGTGCCGTGGATTGTGTAGCTCATTAGAATTTCACATTGTCGTTGATAAATTGCTGCACTCCCTGGCAAACGATGTCAATTTTATAATCAAGTGTCCCGTCGTGATGCAAGTCAAATCGATTGATAACTGATTCAACAACATAATGCACGTTATTGAAAATAACCGTCTCACCCTTCATTGGAACAAATGAAATGTCGTGCAGCAATACAATTTGATTTGGTAGGCATAAGTAAACAAGTGCCTCTTGTACCGTCAAACGCATAACTCAATATTTTCCTCGCAACTCACAAAAGCGCGATTTGTTTCGTAACTGAATGTCCCTTTCAAAATAACGTCCGCTTCCACTGGTGTAAACTCGAACGTAGTAAATGACCTGAACTTCCATTCCGTGTTCCTCACTCCAAGTGAGAGCATTTTGCACTGAATTAAAAGCAGCCTGGTTTTCCTCTGTCATTTCGTGGTCAATGTCTTTAAAGCCCATATTTAGAATTTCACATTATCGTTAAGAAAAGTCTGCTCAACTCGATTGTAAAAATCAGTTGCTTTGATTAAAGCAATGTCTTGTTCCATCTTGAAAACTAAGTCACGAATACACGTCAATGCCTTTTCGTTCCTTGCTTCAATGGAGTATTGAAAGCAAATACCAGGATTTAAAGTGAAGTACGTAAACTCGCCCTGCATCTTTTGTTTTTCCTTTTGCTCTTGATCTACACACATACCTCCATATTTTCTTCACAGGCCACAAAAGCCCGGTTGGTTTCGTAAGAAAATGTACCTTTCAAAATAACGTCCGCTTCCACGGGTGCAAACTCGAGCGTAGGCCGTCCTGTTGCAATGCTCGTTCCTTGCCCGGTCATGGTGTCGTACAGGGTAACACTGGAGTGATTTTGCAGGGCGTTCAATACAGCGGCCAGGTAATCAGGAACCGGGGCAAAGTCCATTATGAACTTCTCTGCAATGGTTTGGCTATTGAAAAACGGCTGTCCCTTTGCATTGGACTGTTGTCGCGTTTCCTGCACAACCAGCGGCGCACGGTGGTAGGCTTTCAAGTAGAACTTTTGCGCGTACCCGGTTTGATATAGCAAACCCAAGTCGCGTATGTCGTTGGCGTTGGTGAAGCGGATGAGATAGTACTGCTCATTGGCGACGTTGTACGCCTCACTCAGTAGGGTAAACGAGATCGTACCCGCCACATCGGAGCTATTGAAAGCAAGTACCCAGGTTTGACTCCACGTTGACCCCTCAAATTCGTTGGTGAACGTCACAAGGGTTGAAACGCTTCCTGTCCCGTCTGCCTCTGTGAGGGTCAAGGTTGAAATGTTGGCGCTATTCCAAACCGTTCGGTTCACATCATTACCCGACTGCTCAAAGGTGATCGTGCGCCGTCCGTGACCTATTGCAGTGTTGAATGAGAAGGTAAGTATGTATTCATCGACTACCGTTTGCTGGATCGTGTAATCAATTACCTTTTCGTACATGTTGCCAAAACGGCTATCCACGCAAAACGGATGTGAATAATACGTGGTTGAATCTAGCACCACCTTGAATTGATACTTCCCATCTGCCAAACCCGCCGGGGCTGCATTGGCCTTGTATGTGGCAAACCCGCCGTAATCCGTGGTGCAGACCGTTTCAATCCTGCTTACATCCATGTCTTGCTCAGTGCCATCCTCAGCGATGATAACGAACTCGGTTACGGTAGTGATCGTGGTTTTTCGGACCTGGAAGGATGGCAACGACGGGGCGCACACCAGGGGCGCGGGTTCATCAAAGCTTGGTTGGTAGGAATAGAACGCCAAAACATTGTATGGATTGATCTGCATTACGACCGGATTATTTTATCAATCGGAACATTGAACTTTTCAGCAACACCCACAATGATCGAATCAAGTTCCTTTTTGTATTCAGGAGTTTTGAAAGTACCGGATTCAATCAACCGATTTCCAACCCAAACACAATAAGCGGATTTATCTCCATTTGGTCGCCCAATATCAAAAGATATTCGCGTTTCTGGTTGTTGTTCATTTTGCGCCATGTCATTGAATTTGAGGGCAAGATAATGATTTTAGGGGAAATAAAAAAGCCCCGCTAAAGTGCGAGGCCATTAGTTAAAACCATGCTGGGAATAATTCAAGGTTTTCATTTAGGAGGCGGGTTGCAAATTCATTTGAAAACCTGCACCGCTTTGCTGAGTTTCTTGTCTTCAAATCAATTTTACCATTTGAATAAAGGATGTCGGCAAAGTTAATCATTGACATTGTGCCCATTCCATCGATCATAACTACTGGTGATTTTCCGATTTCGTGCTTGGTGGTTGCGGTTCTCATTTTGATTTGTTTTTTTATCGTTTGTGATGATACAAAGATAAGCCACAAAACCCCAATTGTAAATACCCAAAACATGGTATTTTACATCATCTTCGCAAACCGCTTGATCGGCAACTCAAACACCATACGCATCATCAAGCTTTCTGCTAAGTCGGGCGAAAAACCAAGTACCTGCTTAATCGCGTCCTTTGGCGTTGTCGTTATTTTCCCGTCCTTTTCTGTGTGGTGCTTGCGGATATTTTCCAGTTCCAACACGGTTTGTTCCTTGTACTCGGTAGACTTAATGTAAATCCCGTTGTCGGTTATCTTCTTTGCCAGCAGGTAGAAGCATTGGGCTTTGAGGTGCAGGTAGTTGATTTTGTGTTTCCCGTCCTGAATCGGAGCTGCCCCGTTGTTAAACGGTTGCGCCGTCTTGAGATACCCACGCAGGAATGCCCCCACCCCGTCGGCATCGTAGGCAATATTTCGCTGTGGTACGCCGTATTGCAAAGCCTTTTCCCTTAGCAGCTTTTCCACTTCGTTAGCGTCGCACTTATCAACTACATACGTTGCAATCACCACCCACCCATGCCACACGCGAATAACAAAGCGGTCGGAACCGTGCAGGGCAATGTCAGCGGTAATGTACTTTTGGCCTGTTTCCTGCACAAAGGTATTCGTAAACATATCATCCAGGGCTTTCTCTGGAAACAATATCGAATCATCACTTACCCCCTCGGCTAAGTACAACGCTGTGAACACCGACAACGGTAAATCCTGCCTAGCCTGTTCAATTTCCTTTTCATCCAGGATACCAGCCCGTACCGCGTCGTAGGCGGTAACTCGGAAGGCGGCGTATTCGGTTGGGTCTGTTTTGGCTTTGTTGGTGAGCTTATGCCCCCAGTTGGATTGCCCTGTGTAGTTGCCAATGAATTTGACCGGGGCTTTTGTGAATGTGACGGTAGAACGAAGTGCAAACCAAGCCGCTTGTTTGGCGCGGGTAAACTCGTCAAATACCACCCCATACACATCCTCCCCGTATAGGTTGTCCGGCGTATCGGCAGACTTGAAAGATATGATTGTGCCTTTTGGGGTTGTTATGGCTAGATCGCTATTGTTAAACTTGTAACCCGGCGCATTAAGGATGTGTCGTTTCATTCGGGCGAAGGCAATTTTTGCTTGTGAGTAGACCGGAGCCACCCACCAATAGTTTTGCCCAGGCTTCACGTTGTCGGTGTACCAAACCGGATCAAGGCCATGCGCCAACCGGAAAAGCCAATAAATGTGTGAGAATGTTTTACCTGTCTTAGTGGAAGCCTCTACAACCGAAAAGCGTTGCGGGCAATTCAGGAAAGCCTTTTGGTAGTCTGCAAGCTTTGGAGGCTTGATGGTGATCTTTATGCGGCTGCTATTCCTCGCTACTACTGTCATCGAATGATATTTCGGCCTCTGTATATGTCACTTCCTGCTTTTCGGCTTGCCCTAATCGGTTCTTGCCTAGCCAAATCAGCATTGCCTTATCGCCCTCTTTGGCTATGTCATATTGCACCTTTCGCAGTATTGCGTCACCCTTTGCCCTTTTAGTAGCCCGATAGTGGGAAAAACCCATTTTATGCTCTGTTTCGCAATGGTTGTAGAGTGTTTCAGGGTGAACACCAAGCAAGCCAGCAATTTCAACCCCTTCGCAACCTGCTTCAAGGTATTCATCTACAAGATCCCAATCTATTTTTGCCGCTGGTCTTGCCATTATTTTGGTTACACGTTTACCGCAAATGTACGCGAAAAAATGATAGAATCAAAGTGTATACTTTCATGCCCACACCAATTTACCCTGAAAAAATTGCTGAACCTTCCACTTATTCAGCCCCAACATAGTCGTGCAGTAATCGCGGGTCATGTACCGACCATAAACCCCATGAACGGCCTGAAACACCATTACCGCGTCCATCGTCCCGTTGTTAAACCGGGTTTTGAAAACAGATAAGCTATATCCGGCTTGCTGCTCAATTGCGGACTGTATTTTCTTGTCGATTTCGTTGGTCATGATTGCGTTGTTTGAATGTCAAAAAGCGGATTAACCCACGCCCCTGAATGCGTCACGGGTTCGCCCTGTACAAGTACCTCGGTTTCCAGGGTCTTAATATTCATCACCCTGTGATAGTCGCACTCACTGCACTTGTAATGCACCTCGTTACCAATCCGGGTTGCCTCGGTTATGTGATCTGCGTGTATTCCGATTTGCATAATTAACTTTTACCCTCCCATTCTAACCCGCCGTTATCCAAATTTACAGTCTTGTGTGGAACTTGTGAAAGATACACCACGGGTTTAATAGCTTTTGCTGCTACCGTTCCCGCCTTTGGTTGTTCGGTTTTTTCAACTGGCTTATTCCACTCCTGCCCGGCGTTGCTCGGAGCTACCACCCGGATAGGCGGCTTCGGAGCCGTGCCGTTCAGGTGGAAACGGTAGATGAGGTAAAGCAAAAGGATGGTGTTGATTACGTCCATCACAATTCTATTTTTCGCGTTCCAAAATGTTCTTCAAGAAACGGCGTTACGACTTCACCCCTATCCACCATCCGTTCAGAGGTGATAATTACAATGTCGCCCTTTGAAATCCGTTCCAGTTCTTTCCACCCTTCCAGCAACACCCGCACCGCGTCGTTAGCCGTCGTATTCACCCCACTTTTTGCCTGGATAGCTGCGACAACCCGCATAAGGTCGGCGTGGACTTCGGGAGTTAAGGCGATTGTTTTCTTTTTTACAAGGTCGTTATTTGCCATCGATGAAAGTATTTATTCTGTCCTCTAGTTCTGTGTTTCGCAAAAGAGCACAAGTATATAGCCACCCCAAAACAGCACACTGTAACTCCAATCCCATTTGTGACCATCGCCAAGCATTGCCCCAGTCGCTTTTTTCATGCGCCATCCAGATATGGAAAGCCCACATCAAAAGCAAAACACCAAAAAACAATATTGCTAAACCTTTTTTACTCATTGCCTTATTTTTTTAAAATCCCGGCCACTCCCACGCAGCCGGGTAAATCCTCGATAAAACCATCGTACTAACTTGATGAGTCAAAGATAAACATTTTTCGTAAATAATGTAAATATTTTAGGGGATTTATTTTGAACTGTCAAAAAAGGCTTTTATATTTGTAGTGTTGATAGCAGCACCGTGACAGGCTACCTGTGGTCAACTACCC